GTGGCTTGAAGGTACTCCGTACCCGGCGGCTAGAAAGGAAGAACTGCGGAGGGAATGGGAGAAGTTTTTACTCGATCCTAGATTTTCAAAGTTCAGTACGGTGAAATCCTTTTGTAAGGATGAAACTTACCCTGAATGGAAATGTTTACGAGCTATTAATAGTAGAGTTGATTGTGCCAAATGTTTTTTTGGCCCGATAGTGCAGGTTGTTAGTGACAGATTGTTTGCTTTGCCTTGGTTTATTAAGAAAGTTCCAGTCCCTGATCGGCCTGTTGTCATCAGGGATGCCCTGCTTTCTAGTGGACCAGACGAAGATTATCAATTTACCGACTATACTGCATATGAGGCTCATTTCATTCCTGAGATTATGGAAATTACTCAGGTTGCTTTATTTAAATATATGTTGAAGAATAGTTCCTTTAGCCAATGGTTGTCTGTCTACCGAAAAACTATGACAGGCAAAAATCACTGTGTTTTTAAGAATTTTGATGTGGATGTGAATGGAGTGAGAATGTCTGGAGAGATGGATACATCTTTAGCAAATGGTTTTGCTAATTTGATGACTTTTTTGTTTGTTTGTCACGAACGCGGGGCCCTTAAAGTTGTGGGTTTTGTGGAGGGGGATGATGGCCTGTTCAAGGTGTCTCCTTCTCATTGTGCTCCAAATGAGAAAGATTTTGCAGATTTAGGATTTACGATTAAAATTGGTCATACGAAGCACCTCTCAGAGGCGTCTTTTTGTGGTCAAGTTTATGACATGACTGATCTGATTGTCGTTACGGATATAAAAGAAGTGTTGCTGAGATTGGGTTGGACGAACAAGAAGTATGTCAAGGCTAAACATTCGACGAGAATGCAGCTATTGAGAGCTAAGGCTTATTCCTTGGTTCATCAGTATAATGGCTGTCCAGTGTTGGATGCGTTAGGCAGAAGGCTTTTGGATTTAACAACAGGTTTCGATATCGAAGAGAGGATATTCGCTAATATGGATCAGTGGGAGAGGCAAAGACTGCGTGCTGCAGTTGCTGCTGGTTTACCACCAATTCGTGTTCCGGGTGTTGCTACTCGTGCTTTGGTTGAGAAGTTGTTTGATCTTCCTATTCCTGAACAATTGGAGTTGGAAAAGTCTTTTTCTACTATCGACTTAGGTGTGCACAAGTCACCTTTGTCATCAGTCCCAGAAGTGTGGGAGGAATATTATACTAGGTATAGTCATCATCGGGTCGTACAAGATCCTTGCTGGCTGCTTAGGGATGAATCCTCACTTTTGATGAAACTAAGTAGTTATAAATGCTGCGGAG